CGCAAGACGAGCCACCTGAGCCATCTTTAAGACTGGGCCCTGTACGGCGGCAGGCAGAGCATTCCAAATTGTCGCTGCATGTTTAACGGCCACCCCTTGGTTCTTGAGCCATTCCTGAATGAAGGGCTGCGTATCCTTATCCAGCCCCTCAAATGACTCCTTTATTGCCTTCTTGCCCTTTTTACCACCATCTGCGATACCCTTTTGCAGGGCATCTAACGCCGCCGCTATCTGTGCCTTTGCTTGATCGACATCTTGACTGAATCGGCCAATTGCTTGTCCGCCCTGGTAAAAAGCTATGGCAAATTGTTTCGCAAACTTGCCTTCCGAATGCTCGGCCAAAAAGGTGAGACTTCCCGCCATGCGGGTTGTCAGGTCTTTGACCGTTTGACCTGCCTTGCCGAGTTCTGTGGCTGCTGTATCTTTAAGGGTCACGAATCCCGCTGCCATCTGAGCGATGTTGCCTGTGACCATCCCGATCAGAAGGTCGCCAACGCTCGCCTTGAGTGCTTTGAAGATACCGATAAATGATTGGGCGAAGGCGATCGTCGCACTGATGATAATGTCGTAGCCTTGGAGTATTAACCGCGTCATCAGTGCAAAACCGTCCGCTACAGCGCCCAACATTGCTGCTAGCTTCATGTAATTCGGCCGCATCCCCACGCCAATCCATGATTCAGTCATCTGCGCAATGAGATCATAGTTGATGACGAACGCCGCTGATAAGAGGGCTAAACTGCCAATCACTCCGATAATCGCCGCCGTCATCGGGCCACCAATAAATGCTACAACCGCACCGAAGGCAACAAGCAGGGGACCTACTAGGGCTATGATCCCTGCAATTGCGACACCCGTCAATTTAATCGTATCCGGGAGTGCCGCAAATGCGGTGGCGATCTTTGGTAGTATCTCGACTAAGGCAGCAAGCCCAGTCTTTAATGTATCAAAAAGGCTTTTCGTTATATCGGCCGCCGCGAACCGAGCAGTATCTTTTAAGGTACTCATCAGGCCACTCCACGTTCGCGACTGTTTTTCCATCGCGCCAGCCAGCTTCGGATCATCAAGGATACTCAAGAGCATTGCTCTGACCGCCTCCGAAGAGGACTGTGCACCCTTTTCCATCCGCTCGAATAATTCTGCAGTTGTAATGCCCAGTCCCTTGGCCATATGTTGAAGTGCAGATGGAATGCTCTCCATAATCACGCGCAGGTCCTGCATGTTAGCGCGGCCCTTGCCCAGCATCTGGGTTATCTGAATGGTCACTCGTTCTATTTCTTCCGTCGTGGTTGCTCCGAATGATGCGGCGGCGTTCCCTAAAGCGGTCAGGATTGGAATGACGGCGTCGGCGTTGATGCCAACTGCGATGAATTTTTGGGCGGCAGAAACCAGGCCAGGAAACTCGAACGGCGTCACGGCAGCAAAGGCTTCGAATTCTTTTAGTTTTACTTGAGCTGCATCGGCACTGCCCAGTAATCCAGTGAAGGCCGTCAGGGCCCGTTCACGCATCGCGTTGAACTCCAGCCCGAATGCTGTAACAGCGGCAATAGGCGCGGTGAAGGCTGCGCTGAGCGCCACGCCAGCCTTCAAAGCTTGGCCGCCCAGATCATCGATATGCGCGCCTACCGAGTTGATGGATGTGCGCAGTTCCTTATCATCGACTGTGAACCGGACTATCAACTCCCGTAGCAGCGCCATCTATCTTACTCGACCTCGAAATCCTCGCCGTGCATGCGCCACGACCTTTTGCTTGGACTCCGCTTGACGCGCTAATTCCTTCTCGGCGCGAGATTCAGCCGTCCTAGCAATACCAGCTCTCAATAGCCATTCAACTGGGGCATCTTCCATGATCCACGGTGGCGCACCTAGATATTGTGCAGCCTTCAAGATTCGGTACCAGAAGGGGACTCCGTCTTCGCGTTCTTGTCCGATGAGAGCACAATAGATGGCGTCCTCGTCTCTTTTGGGTCGCCAAGGTGCTCCCGGAGTTTACCTATCTGTTCGACGAATTGGAGCAGTACGAAGGAGGGTAGTTCAGTCAGATATTCGAGGGTGACGGGTAGTGGGTCGCCATTGTCATCAAGATAGTCCCAACTCTCTGCGATAGCAGCGATACGCTCGGCAATTGCGAGAGCTTTTTGTTCATCGCTCTTGGCTTCTTCAAGCCGTCGATCAAACCTAATGACCTGCTTGGTCCCGATCTTACCGGGCGTGCATACTATGTTCAGGTCATCCCCGAGAAAGTTGGCCGTAATGACAACTATCTGCGTGAGTTTTTCAGATCGTCTTGCTGGCATCTCGTAGACGCTCCTTTCAGTGAGACTTTCAATGAGGCTAAAATCATTGGGTCGCGCGGGTCACAGCGCCGGTCACGACGAGGGTCGCGCTGAAGGGAACTACCCCGTCAACTGACGCTCCGTAGTCGTACTGTGTGCAGATACATTCGCCTGTGAAGCGGAGGAGGCCCGATCCTGCGCCTTCTGGATCAAACTGAAAGCTGCGAGTTGTGCCTGGCGCAGCATTGTATGCAGCATCCAGAATGGCGTCTATTGTTGAGTTCCAGTCACCAGTGATCGAGAAGGTCGAGCTCTTGAGCAGCGCTATATGCTCTGTATCCGCGTCACCCAACGTCTGCGTCTCCACGCTGGCGCGTGGCCGCGCAAGATCAAGCGTCCGTATATGGGTGGTGATGTCCGTGAGCGTCCCCGCTGAGTTATCAAGGTGAAAGTCGGCATTGAATCCAGCTTTCGGGTCAGCCATATCAATCCTCCGTCAGTGAATATCCTAAGAATCGAACCTGCAAGTCAGCCGTCACCTCGACGAAGGCTCGACAAGGCCGACGACATTTGATCTGTATAACCATCCCGTCGCCTGGATAGGCTCGGAAAAGCAGGCGATGGCATTGCGGGCAATGAACGCGCTTAAGACTCTTCAGCGCCGTCCCCAGGCCAGTTGAAAGGTGATGGAAGTGAAAGTCCCGGCAACAACCCAGCGTGTGTATCGGTTCACAGTTCCGGTCGCTTCAACGCGATGGCCGACCCTCGCGGCCGTGATGGCCGGAAAGGTCAGCAACGCGACGTTGTTGCCGACGAAGTTATCCGACGAGTGATTCACGCTAACCGTCGCCGTGGTCCCGCTGAACGCTGTGACATGTACTATCCCCGCCGCGCCGTCCGACGTGGAGACACTGTTATCACTCGTCGCGCCATTCCCGGCCGCTGTTTCCGGCCCGAGAATATGGATAATGGTCATCCGGTCTGCGCGACCATTCGACATAATGGCGGCCGTCGCTGCGATGACTCCATCCACAGGCGCCGATAGATCGTAAGCGCTTGATACTGCGGGGACGCCGATCGCGGCGTTGCCAAGCACATCGCCAGCGAGACAGAACGTGAATTGCGTATTAGTCCCTGGCGCAGCGTTGAAGATCACATTGAACCGGTCATCAAGCTCATCAAGGTTGATTGCATCGTTGCCGCCGAACAAGCCGTCCATTGAAACGGTCGAGCTTCGAAGTAGGGGCAGATGGCGCGTCCAATGATCATTTGCAATTACGTCGCCGAACGTCGTGATGTCCACTTCCGCCCGTGACCGGCTGATATCGAAGTTACGCAGGAAGTCCGACAGGTCGTATCCGCCAGCGTAAATCTTAGACTGCGCGCCTGCTTGTGGATTAGCCATTAGTCTTCACCCTCTGATTCTTCAGAGCTTGGCGATTGGAGGCTGCTCCATATCGTCGTCTGACCGGCCTCGGCATCCGATCGCGAGCGTTCGTACTCGACGATGATCCCTTCCGCTTGTTCCACAGTCAGGGTCTCGCCGCTGACCTTGTTATAGACGCTTTCAGCGGAGGCCCGCCAGTCGCTTCGGCCCTGCCAGTTGTGGGAGTTGAGCCAACTCGTTGCTTCTTGTGGATTCATAGGCATTGGTCCTGATGGTGGTCACAAATTCTGTCCACCGTTTGATGACTTGTAAAACTGACGGCTCTTGCGCCCGCAGGGCTTGACTAAAACTCATCGTTCCCGTGACTGCTCGCCTGTATACCATCAGCTTTATTCCATGTAATGTTTCAGGGGTCTGAAGCCTACGCCATCTATCGCGCCAGTCAGACTGGTGAAAGTTAGAATGACTGTCGTCCCAGCCTCAAGATCGTTTGCAAATGCCCGCAATCGCCGAACGACATGGTTCATCACTTCACCAACAAATCCCAGAACCCGCCCACATGCTGATATCGCTTCTCGCCATCGGGTTCCTCAAACTCCACATGCCCGGTCCGTCGAATGTAGAAGCACGTCCCACTTGAAAGCGTCAGCGTTCCGTCCGTCAGAATTGCATCCAGCCGTTCGGCAATTTGCATGGCAACGAGCGCACTATGGCCTTCTGCGACTGCCTTGACCATATAGACCAGTCGCTGATAACTGCGGGCCGGAAGCGTGTAAACATCAACGCCTGAGACTTCCTGATAGATCGTGCGAGGAAAGCCGACTGCTACCCCTCCTATTGTCTCTGGCGCACTCATGCGGAAGATGCCGCCAGTTGATAGCGTGGCGACACCTCCGGCTCCGGTATCGGCCGTGAGTTTGGAATACAAGGCGTCGTCGACGGTTCGCACCTATATCCGCTCGAGCTCGCTGACAAACCAATCCCGCACCTGTTCAAATGCTTGGAGCAGGAATGGCCGCGCGGCCATCTTCCGCGTACCATTGTGAACGAAGATGGTATAGGGCGCTTTTTCACCGCCAACCGATACATCTCCAAAATGAGGCTTGTTTGCTTCAAGCGTGCTTCGCATGTTCCCCGTTTTGACCGGTGATATCTGGAAGGCGAGATACTTCACCTTGCCTGCCGCAGACTGCTGCGCTCGCTTGATGGCCATATCGAACTGGCCGAGAATCTTCTTCTCGTTGTTGATGGATTCCTTGATCTGAATCATGCAGGCTGATCGTCGTCGTTTATCGGCTCGGCTTCTTCGGCCTGTTCTTCTTGTGGCTTCTGTTCTTCTTCGGTTGGTTCTTCAGGTTTATCTGCTGACATCTTCGATCT